AGCGCGTGGTGCTGCTGGTCGCGTTGCCCGAGAGGGTAGCGGCCGTAGCGGACTGCACCGAGGCGATCGTGGTTCCCGCGGTGATCCCAGCGGCCGTGACGGTACGGCCGACGTCGCCGCTGCTGAACGTGCCGGCCGGCGCCGTGACCGCGGTGGAGGCGTTGGTGCTGGTCAGCGAGATGGTACGGGCATCCGTACCGCGTCCGGCCACCATCACTGATCCTTCGGCTGTACGGGAACCTCGGCACCGCGGACGGCCGCGCGAGCCTCCCGAGCCAGGTCGGGATCGGTCTCCGGTGTCGGAGCGCCAGAGGTCACGCCGGCCACGGTGTAGTTCTCGTTGGGGGTCGGATCGGGAACCGTACCGAAGTAGCCTTTCTCCTCGGCCTCGTCGGTCTTCTCCTGAACCTCCTCGTTGCCCTCCTCGGCCGCGCCCTCGGGGTCGTCCTCGACCTTCTTCTCGGCCTTACGCGCTTCCCGCTCCTCCTCGCGCTCGGCCTTGTCCTGCGCGCGCTCGGCCTTATCGGCCTCCCGCTCCTGCTCGCGCGCTTGCTTGTCAGCCGCTCGCTTGTCGGCTGCCTCTTGCTTGTCCTGCTGCTTCTGCTCGTCTTGCGCCATGACTGGCTCTCCCATTCCCTTGGCTAGTACGGTATGAATCGACAGCGAGCAGCGAGCCCCCGTTCCGACTGCTCGCTGTCCCTTACTCAGTAGCGAAGAACGGCCACCGGGTAGCGGTTGGCCTCGGTCGGCTGGTCGTTGTTCAGCCGGTTCGCAACCTGCCAGCCGAGCCGGAAGGTAAGCCGGATGGCGGTCATATCCTGTTGCATCAAGTTGTAGACGATCGCGCCGGCGCCGTCCTGAATGACTCCCTCGCGGAACACGTCCACGGTGATGTCCTGGCGCACCGCGAGCACGAACTGAGACCAATCGCCAGCGAACAAGCGAACGTTGGTCCCAGCACCGCCACCGGTCGGGAACAGGCCGCGCATCGGGTAGACGATCGGCAGACCATCGAACGATGAGAGGTCGCCACCGACGCGGCCGACGTCCAGACGCTGGCCGGTGTTGTCGCGCGCCGAGCGGAACTTGGACCGCGCGTTGGTCGCGGCCACGAATCCGCTTACGTCGTAGCCATCCGCCTCGACCAGACCGTAGACCGCATCGAGGTCACCCATGAACCCACCGGCCGAAGCGGCCGTGGCCTCAGTGAAGTTGTTGCCAGCGCTGGCCGCGGCTGCGTTGACGTTGGTCGGGAAGCTCGCCGGCGCGTTGGTGCCAAAGAAGACCGCGCTGTCCACCAGCCGGCCGAACGCCTGGATGAGGTAGGGCATGGCCTCGTCCCACACGTTGGCGTCGATATCGGCCGCGACCGAATCGGGCACCGGCAGGATCGTGGCCGCTTCCTCGATGTTGACGTACTTGTTCGCCCAGGCCATCTCGGTGGTCTGCTTCAGGCCCGTATCGCCGGTCACCCAGTAGGCGACGGGCAGGGCCGAGAGGACCGGGAGTCGGACCTGATTGCGGGACACCGGGATCCTACGAAACAAGGAAAGCGCGGCCGACTGCTCGACGGCAGCGCCCAGCATCTCTCGCGAGACTTCTTCGGGGATCAGCGCACCGACGTCTGTGCGGCTGGTCAGAGAGTTGTACGGCATTGGGGATTTCTCCTTCTACGGGTAGTCCCCACGCGGGGTCTACGTTGGATTACTGCCTGCCTTTGGTGGCTAGGCCGTGGATAAGTTCGTTCATGCTCTGGACGCCGGTCGGTGTCCGTGGTCCCTGTCCGGCATCGCCAGCCGGCCTCGGGTTTTGCGGAGTGATCAACAGGTAGTCCTTGGCCTTGGCCAGGTCATCCAGAGCGGCCTCTAGAGCCTTGGTGTCGACATCGCCCTGGTCGTTGACCTTGATCGAGTCGAGGGATCCGTTCCCTCGTAGGAATGCGACCGCATCGGTCGGATCCCGGAACTGCTTGGCCGCGGCGAGTGCCCGCGCCTCGGCCGTGATCACCCTGCTGTTGACCCGAGCCAGCGCCTCGGTCTCGCCTTCCTTGCGAGCCTGCTCGACCGCTCGCTGCTGCTCGGTCTTGGACGCCTCGGCCAGCTTGTCGTACTCGGCCGCGCGCCGCTTCAGGTCGCCGTAGTCGGCGTACTTCGCCTCGGCCCGAGCGAGCCGGTCGCGCACGACGCGATCGACATCCTCTTGGCTGTAGGTCTTTCCGGCCGGCGCCGGCTGCTGCTGGCCCTGGCCGTCGTCCTGCTGTCCGGCCTCCTGGCCGGCCTCTGCTGGTGCTGTGGACATAGAGATCCGTTCCTCGTCAGGTATTTCTCCGACTTTGGGCGCAGTCGTCGCGCTACCGGCTTAGGGATGCCGTACCCTGTCTGACACTTCTGTCAGAGGTCTGTGGTGGGATCGGATCATGGTCGAGATCCCGGTGGGCAAGCTGCTCGTGAGTTGGTACATCGATCCGGTTCGCCGGCAGGACGATCGATTCAAGGTCGAGCGAGCCGATCCGGTGATCGAGGTCACGGCTGAGTTCCTAGCGCAGATACGTCTTCACGGCGAGATGGCGCGGATGATCGAGCGGGAACCTTGGGTGACCCTAGAGGCCGGCGTACTGAGCTTCTGGCCTACTGACGATCCGAATCCGGTCGTCTACCGCGAGGTCGCCTACAACGATCGGCGCGATACCTACGTGTTCGCCTGGCCGGACTGATACCGTGGCTCGGTTCGGGTGGAGGCCACTGGTGGGTACAAGGGCATGTTCCCTAAACGGGCTGCCGAACAGTAAGGCAGGTGATGTCGACCCCGGTCGGCGGAGGACTGATCTTGCTGGTGGCTTAAGAACGAGGCGCCGCTACGCGCCTACTCCACCCGAACCTACCGCCCCGTTGGTCCCTGTGGTCAGCTGAGAGGCCGCGGCCATCAGGCCTACCGCGGCGTACGCGGCCGGCTTGGGGTCGCCGTTGGCGATCATCTCGTCCGCGAGCGCGAGCTTGGCGCGGACGTCCTGGGTGGCCGCCAGCTCTATGCCAGCTAGCTCCTCCTCCTCCATCCGCTTGATCTGAGCCGGCGTGTAGCCGAGATCCTCGCGCGCCTGGTGGATGGTGATGATCGGGACCGTGCCACCGGCGAGCTTCAGCGCCGCGTCGGCCTTGGCGCCTGGCGTGCTCGTGTTGGGATCGGCCCACTGGGTCTCCAGCTTCAGGTACTTCGGGTCCAACTTCTCCAGCGGAACGCCTTGCTTGATAGCCAATCCGAGCCGCATCAGCGCCGGCCAGGCCGAGCCGAACATGCCCTGCTTGCGGAGTGCCTTGCGGATAAGGGATGCCTCAGCCGAGCGGATGGCGTCCGCGGAGGCCGGGTTGTCGGTGGACAGGCCGAGGTAGTGCGGCGGGAGGCCGGCGAGCGCGGCGATCTGGGAAACCAGCAGCTTGATCGCGTTGATGAAGTTATCCAACGTGGCCTCGGGAAAGTGGCCGAACTGGACATCCTTGCCGCCGATCAGGGTCCGACCCTTCAGCGCCTCATCCCACTGCTTCCGTACCTCGCTACGCATCCGCTCGTTGGCGCGAGCCTCGCGCGGGATCTCCATCCCAGTGGCGTAGCGGCGTGGCATCGCGTGGTACTCGCTGGAGACCATCATGTCCGTAGCCAGCTTGTTGATCGCGTTGAGCAGCGGGATCACGTCGGTCAATTCCGACTCGCCCGAGAGGTCGGTGAGCTTGGGCCGGTTGATCAACGGGACGATGGGCACCACGCCGAGCGGGTTGGGTAGCTCGTCCAGCTGCTGCCAGGCCGTCGCGCCGGCGCCACCGAGCAGCGAACCTCTGTACTTCTGTACGGAGTCTGGCCCGTAGAGCCAGCCGATCTGAGCCGAGGAGTTGGTGCTGTCCGCATCGGGATCCTTGTAGACCTTTGCACCGTAGAGGATCTTGGTCGTTCCCGGCTTGTAGGCCACCGTCATCTGCGAGGCCGACTCGATCGTCATCCGCGGCTCATCCGGCGCGTCCTCGTCGGCCCAGGCCAGGCCGAACGCGCGGCCGTGCTTCATGGCGTCGGTGTGCCCTAGCTGAGACCACGTATCCAGGCCGTTGGCCAGGTACATATCCCAGACCTCTTGATCAACTTCGGTGTCGCTGCCGATGCGGAAGCCGCGGACGTCCAGCCGCTCCTCGATGGAGCCGATGATCACCCTGGCCCAGTTGATCGACAGCGACTGCAAGCGATCCTCTACCTGAGCACGAACCTCGGGATGGAGGAAGCCGAGCGGCTGAGAGCCGGTGAAGTAGTCGTCCAGAACGTTGTAGCCGTAGGTCTGCTGGCCGGTGGGGCGAAGCTGGCCGTTACGGCGCGACTGGAGATCGGCCGCGAGCTTACGCATGATCTCCGCGCTCATGAGTCCTCGCTAACGCTTGGCCGAGCTATCTCGACTACTGGGTATGGATGCTGTTGATCGACTGCTCTGGAAGCTCGGCCTCGTCCGGCGCGCGCGGTACGAGAACTTGGAGCGCTGCTACCGAGACGTGTGGCGCTGGTGGGAGAAGTGCCTACGCTCATAGGCTGATCATCCATCCGCCGTCGCTGTCCTCTCCCACGGTCCGGCGCCAGGCCGCGGCTGCCATCGCCAGCGCTGGTACGCCGTCCACTCGGTTGTCCTTGGGTCCACGCTCGGGCTTGCTGATTCTGATCAACTCCGAGTCGTACGGTGCCTTGCGAATTTCGGCAGAGTCAAAGCAAGCTCGGGCCACCGGGTTGCCGTGATGACGTAGCGTGCCGGCCTTGACCATCGCCATGACCTCGTTGAGGCCTGGCGTCATCCTGGCGTAGGTGTTGGCGTAGGCCACGATTTCCTCTAGCCCGGTACGGTTCTGGATCTCCTGAATCACCGGTGCCATGCTCCACTGGTCCGCGTCGATCGCGGAGATGAAGAAGTCCTGGCTGTCCTTCTCGATGTCGTCGTAGATCCTGGCGTAGTCCACGACGTTGCCCTCGGTGACCGTGAGCCAGCCCTGCTGTGCCCAGCGCGTCCACTTGCCGTCCTGATGCTTGTCTAGCTCGATCAGTGCTTCCTCAGGGATCCAGAATCGCCACAGGGCATGGAACTCGTCGCCGTCCGGGATGATCATGGCCCAGGACGTGAGGTCGAACTTGGCCGCGAGGTCGAGGCCGGCCCAGGCTGTCGCGCCGGCGAACGCACCGCGGCCGTGGTCCGGGTGGAGCCACAGGTCGCCCGAGACCGAATCCCATTGGTGCATAGGCATCCAGCGGAAGCTCTGGCGCACCCACTGAGCGAGCCGGTACTGCCGGAAGCTGTTCTCCTTCAGCGGGTCGTTCTTGGCCTCGGTGGCCTCGTCCCGAAGCGCTTGCAGGCTAAGGAACTGGCCGAGCGCGGGATTGGCCCAGGGCCAGTTGGCCTCATCGAACGGATCCGCATCGTCCGGAGTGTTACGCAGGTAGGGAAGTACGTGCGGCTCGCGCCGCGGGTCCTCCTCGTTCTTGACCATCGTGTCGTGCATCGTGCCGCACCAGCTGGTCGGGTCGTCTCCCGGCGTGGTGGCCGCGATCATGAGCGGCTGGATCCTTGTGCCCATAGCGGTCCGGAGCGCATCCCATAGCTCGCCGTCCGGCTGGGTCAGCGCCTCATCGAACACGACGCCATGCGGGTTGTGCCCGAGGTTGCCGGCCGCGTCGGCAGCGATCACCTCGTAGTAGCTCGCGGTCTTGTTGTCCACGATCCGCTTGCTGGCCGCGAAGATGGCCAGCCGGCTAGAGAGCAAGGGAGATAGCTCGACCATCCGCTTGGCCACGTCGAACACCTTGCGCGCCTGGTCGCGGTCCTTGGCCGCGCCGTAGATCTCGGCGCCCTCCTCGCCGTCAGCGCAGAGCAGATAGAGCGCGATGCCGGCGAGCATCTCCGACTTCCCTTGCTTCCTAGCCAACTCGATCCAGACGATGCGCGTGGAGCGGACGTAGACGCCGTACTCCTCATCCCAGCGGACCTTGCCGAAGATCGGCCGGATCAGGTCGTCGCGCTGCCAGTCGGCCAGGACGAACTTGCGCCGCGCGTAGATCCCCTTGGTGTGTACGAGAATCTCCGCGAAGAACTTCTCGGCGTGGTCCGCGCGCGGGACGCAGAAGTGCGTGCCGCGTTCCTGGCAAGTGATCTCGTCCAGCACTCGACCGCATACCGGCAGCCGGCGAGCCATCGATCACCCAGGTATCGCGCGTGCGCGGATCTTCTCGGCCTCGGCGCGCTCGCGCTCGGTGCGCCGCTCGGCCACGCGGACCGTCTCCTCGGCGTAGGTCAGGCAGTCGACCATGCCCTTCAGCGCGTAGTAGACGATCGAGAATCGGTAGCCATCCGGCCGGCGCTTGGTGAGCGGCGTGACGCCGTGCACCAGCCCGCGGCCGTAGAACCACGTCACATCCCCATCCCCGCAAGGGAAGACCACGTTGTACTCCGGGAGATGGAGGTAGCCACCGGCCATCCCGTAGCGCAGGGTCGGCATCGCAGACCACGTATCGAGGTTGTTCCCGTCCCGGTGATACGGCAGCACGTTGGCCTTGTTGATGATCCCGCTAGTCCACAAGGACTCCTCCATGCGCCACTCGTCCAAGATCGACTTGCCGATCCGGTCGCGGTCACGCTGGGCCTGTTGCGGGTAAAGCTCATCGAACTCGACCGTGAGGTATTTGGCCAAGTCCTCCAGAACTGCTTCCTGGCTAGGGTTGTCGCGAGCGAACGCGCCGACCCGGCAGCCCTCCTGGCGAGCCATGATCTTGGCCGGCGAGTAGCCGAAGGTGATCCCGGCCGTCGTCATGTTGTGCCGAGCGACGCCACCCTTGTTGTAGTTGATCGCCAGGATCGTAGAGCGCAAGCGAGCCTTGACGGCCACTGGCAGCCGCGTAATCAGCGCGACCGTTTCGCCCTTCTCCACTAGGCGAATCCGGTCGCCGTCCCGCGGTGACTTCAGGGTTGGCTCTAGCTCGTGTCCGACGTGTGTCCCGACGATCGCCGTTGCCTCGTCCGGTCGCAGCACGCGATCGACCCGGACCACGGTCTCACTCATCGCTCATGCTCACTTCCGGTGCTTTCGTACCCAGGTAGCGCTCGGCCAGCCTGACCACCACGTCCCTGTTGTTCGATAGGCCTTCCCGCGACCCGATCTCGCTGAGCGCGTCGAGCAGCCAGGCGAACCGGTCCAACTCCAGATCGAGCACGATCTGTCGCCGGCCGGCGACGCCCCGCTGGCCGTCCTTGCGGAACTCGCCCTGGCCGTCCTGGCCGTAGTCGGTCGAGCTAGCAAACAAGGCCTCCGCGTCGACCAGCGTGTCCGCGTAGTCATCCTCGGTGAATCCCGTACCCACAAGGGATCCCTCGTCAATCGCCAGCGCCAGAAGCTCGGACAGCGCCACGGTGTCGTAGCCGGCCAGCTGGTTGGATCGGTTGTCCACAAGGTTGATCCGGCGCGCGGTGGCGTCGTCCACGTCGATCGTCTGCACCGGAACTGCGGCCAGGCCGGCGAGCTTCGCACCGTCCGTCCGGTGATTCCCGATCAGGGTGTAGCCGGTCGACTTCTGCCGGACCACCACGCCGTAGAAGCCGTTGGCCTTGATCGACTCCGCGATAAGCTCCACGTCGCCTCGGCGGGCATTGCCGGGATAGCGCACTAGCTCCTCGATCGGCACCATCTCTACAGGTCCATCGAGCACCAGTGCGTCGGTCATCGGGACGCCCCTAGGCACGGATTGGGACCACCGGCGCGGCATGGCTGACCCTCGGGTTCGGCCAGGTGGCCGTACTCGACAGTAGGACTCTGGCAGCGGTGCAGGCCGGGATACCCACTGGCCGTGAGGTGTACCCATGAGTCGGCCGATTGCTGCTGTATGCCCTCGCCACAGTGCTTGCAGGCCTCGGTCAAGACAGCAGCCTCTCGGCGCCGGCCGCGAGGCTCGGCTTGTCCTTGGTGGTCAGCCCGACGCGGGCAGCCGGCGAGAAGCCAAATTCGTTGCCCAGTACGCGAATCGAGCCGGCGAGGTCGCGCATCATCCGGTAGGCCGGGTTCGTGACCGCGTTCCCGTCCCGGCCGCGGAGCAGGAGATCTGAGGCGTCGATCATGCGAACCGCCTTCTGGTACTTGGCCACGGCCTGGCAGTAGGCCGCAAGCATGTCCTGATCGGCCGCGGCCAGCAGATCCATCGCGCGTAGCTGGATGACCACGCGATCCCAGACCTCGCGCGCGTCTGGCGTGAAGTACTCCGGGCACTCGGGATCCATGTGGGCCGGCGTCGGCTCGTTGTAGTTGATCCGGCTCGGCCGGGTCTCGCCGTGCAGAAGCCGTAGCTTGGTAGGGGTCGGTGCCTTACCGCGTGCTCCCATGATCAACTCCTTTCTGGACTAGCGAATCGTAGGCCTCGCGAGCCGCGACCCATGCAGAGCAAGGCCATCGGACAGGCTGGCAGAGGTAGCAGACGGTTCGACCGCAGTCGTAATCGTCGTGGCAGAGGCAAGCGACCTCGCGGTGCGCCTCCATGATCTCCTCAGGCGTCACGACGCCCAAGCAGGTCGGTGAACGTCACGTCGGTGACAACCTCATCGCGCCGGATGCGCCGCCATCCGGCGTTGAGCAGCGACATCTGGACGATGGGCTGTGGGATCCGCCAGGCTACCCAGATGTATGCCCTGCTACGGATCTTCTCCAGCTGGTGGCGGTAGTCGGCCATGCCTTGCTCCTTAGGGTCCGGCCAGGTAGTCCGCGGCCATAAGCTCCAGCGCGCGGCCGTCCGTCATCTCTGGTCCCTCGCCGGCGTCGGTCCTGATCTTGACCAGAGCCTGGCACACGACCGACCACTGGTCCGGCGTCAGCATCACGCGGACGGCCCAGGCCTCGTCACCCTCGTCCACGATCCGGCCGGCCGGGAGGTGCAGCGAGTCGATCGAGGGTAGGTCATCGCCCCACATCAGGGCGCCTTCTTCCGTACGCGTGTAGGCCGCGGCTGGATCCCGGCGCGGGCGAGCGCCTCGTGGAAACGATCATGCCGGCCGGTGTCAGCGATCGCGCCTCCGCACTCCAGGCAGAGTAGCTGGATGCCGGTGCGCCCACCCTCGGGCAGCGGCGTCACGGCCGGCCGGTAGTCAACCACTCGTGACCCGATCACTGTGGATCCACGGCCGGATCCGCGTGCCCATCAAGCAGTACTGGTCGTAGCGGTGGTGCTCGCTACAGGCTCGCGAGCACATACGGCCGTGCGACTCGTACCACGTTTCGCGGACCGCAATCGGTAGCAGCTTAAGGAATCGGGCCAGCTGGATCGGCCACGGTGCGTAGCGGATGTTGGTCCTCACGGTCCAGATAGTACCGGGAGGGGCCGTGCCGTCGTCAGCCCGTCGACCTCTGGCCGGTGCCCTCCCGGACTGCCTAGCCTACCCACGGAATCCGATTTATTGGTCCGCGGCTGCGCGAGGCTGGGCGGTGGTCGATCCGGCACCCCTAGGGGGGAGGTTCACTCCCCACCCGCGGGTACGGGGTCAGGGTCCACCTCATAGCTGACGATCTCGATGCTGACGATCTTGTCTACGAACACTAGGCGAGTCTGCACGCCGGACTGTAGATGCTCCTCGATCTGATAGATCCGAGCCTCGGGATCTCGTAGCCGCGTACGGAAGTTGTCCAGAGCCACGTCATCGAGGTTATGCCGCGTGTACTCATCACCGTTGATCATGACCAGCGTGACTGAGTGAACGATCATGCTGCCTGCTCCCTGTGCCTGAGCCTCGGGCTAGGGCTGCGCTTCAGTACGCCCCATGCATGGCTAGCGAGGAGTGAGCTAGGCCTTAGCTCTATACGCTCCTGCTCAGTGAGGCCTAGCCATACGTCTCTCAACTCTTGCCTGGTAGAGCACTCCAGCAGGGAGGCCAAGCTGTTCACGCGTCTAGCCTTTCACAGTAGGCGATCCAGCAGACGCCATTCCACTGCCATGCCTCGTTACCCTCTAGCCATACATCGAGGATCCCAGGGCTGGGCGGGGGAGGCCAGTCGCTCGGGCTGATCCAGCAGACCAGCTGGGAGGGAAGCACTGTTACCGAGGACAGGTAGATCTCCTCCTGCCTTGGACCCATCGTGCACATCAGCCCAGATCCCTACGGTCGTACTGGTCTCGCCATCGAATCGGCCAGGGAGTGGCGAGCTTCAGGTTGGCCAGGTACTGGCCCAGGTGGAGGACGTTGCCGGCGTCGTCCTCTGTCCAGATGTCGCCTAGCCAGCGTCCGAAGTCGTCGTAGATATCGGCTGGATCCTTCTCGGTGCGGACCCACAGCCTGTCGGATACGGCGTCGAAATAGGCCGCGGCTTGCTGCTCGGCCTCCCTTGCCTTGCCTCGCTCAAAGGCAGATCCCTTGTTTTTTTCGGGAGTGTCCCATCCGAGCAGCCGGCAGTTGATCCGTGCCTCCGGGTTGATCTTGACGTGGAAGCCGAAGTCGTACGGTTCTTCCTTCTCCACTACGAGGATGAAAGTGTCGCCGTCCTTGACCTCTACCACCGTACGGATGCGGTAGATCCAGGGCTCGTTCACAGCGGTACGGGCACGACCAGATCGCCGCGATCGGCTAGCAGGCTAGCCATATCGGACTCGTGGATCTTGGCGTGGCCCCGAGCGCCCCAGTCTCCCCAGCTACCGCGCTTCCAGAAGTAGCGTGAGCGTTGATTCCAGCCGGTGATCAGGTACTCGTGACCTCCGACCGGATCGCCACTCACGTCGAGGTAGCCGGCCGCATCGGGGTCGAACATGTTGTCCAGCCAAGTCGTGCCGGCCATCACCGGGCCATCGAGGAGCGCGAGCTTCAGCTGCTCGACGCCCTCGAAGATCCAATGCCAGCTAAGGATCTTGCCTAGCTCGCGGAGGAACTTGCAGGCCGCATTGCCGCTGGAGCCGGTGTCTACGCGGCCGGTCACGGGATTGAACCACCCGTCCCAGATGTCACGGCTGGTCGCTCCGCTGTAGAAGCGGATGCCGTCGTGGTTTTGGTAGTAGGGAGATCGCGGCTTGTGGGCCGGGTAGCTGTTCAGGTAGTTCGCCGCGGTGAAGCCTGTGCAGGCGCCGATGTCGCCCTGGTCGAGCAGCGGCCCCCAGTTGTACCAACGGACAGTGCGGATCTCCGCGGTGGATCGCGTAGCGCGGAAGGGGAAGTTGCGCGAGCGCGGGTCGTGCTCCACCTTCCGGCCGAGGCCGTAGCCGTTGTCACCTTGGGGCATTGAATCCTCCCGGCTGATTCTTGACCGTTTCCTTACCGTGGCAGGAATCGCAGAGGCCGCGGCCGTAGATCGGATCGTCAGGGTCGAGGTTGAGCTTCACCAGCTGCCTGCGCGAGCGCGGCCAGTGGTCGGCTACGGTGCTGGGTCTTTCCTTGCAGACAACGCAGATCGGGTCTCGCGCGAGGACTGCGGGTCGGAACGCCGTGCGATGGCGCTGGCCGTAGCCCCGGTCCGTCGCGCTCGGCCGGCTCGCGCGCTTGTGTTTCTCGCATTGTCCGGCAGTGCTCGTACACCCCGGCGCTGAGCAGAGACGCCGGCTATGGGGGATGACGGACTCCACTTCTCCCTAGGCTGGTAGGACACTCGCCTGGGTACGTAGTGCTCCCCGAGGTCGGCCCATGCCCTGATGTCGTCCCAGGCCTCCC